ACAATCTAATATATTGCGACATCGGCCCACAGCAAGCTTTTATTGATTGCGCCGAATATGTTATACGGTTATGCAGGACTAATGAACAGATCATTATTAAGTGTTTTTGGCCATCACGTGAGTACAATACGTATGGTGTATTGAACAAGATAATCACCTTATTAGATCAAATACGCATTATCAAACCACGCAGCAGTGGCGAAATTAACCGGGAATTCTACTTATACGGTCGACGACTTGATGCTGCAGTCTCACGCACCGATGCCTTGAACTTTTATGGTGTTCTGGCTAGATTTGAAGATGATCGTCGATGCGCCACACAAGCCGCCGTGACTGGCGTCCTTGTTTCACAACGTGTAAAGATCGGCCAAGAAACACTAAAGTTCTACACAACGACGCTAGTGATCGATGAAAAAGAATGTCTCAGGTTCGAGGGGGTTTTCACATCAGAAGCCCCAGATGGTGTGTGCATCAGAACGTGCAAGTATGAAAATCGAAATGTTCCTGTCAACATTTGTTCTGGTGTGCCCGGTTGCGGTAAAACAACCGACATCGTTTGTCAATATATGAGCCGCAAGAACGTTGCAATCATAGTACCAACCAAGAGACTACATCGTCAATATAAAGACGCCGGGGTTAATCACGTATACACATTCCACAAAGCTTTCACCATGAGAATCAACCCTGGTGCGACCATCATCATTGACGAGGCTTTCACCTTTTATGTGCCTTACATCCTGCGAGTGGCTAACATTTTACAACCAAGCACCATCATGTTATACGGCGACCCACTGCAAATTGGACCCATCGATTTCACCAGTGATAAATCATACGCAGGTACCCAGCGACTATGCGATATCAGACCGAAAATAGTCAATTGGGTTAATCGCCGCAACCCGCATGATGTCGTCACATTACTACGCGCGTTAGGATACAAAGATATGGTTGGCACAAGTAATATTGCGGCCTCGATCTACTACGTCGATGCGAAAACTGACGATTACCCATCCTTGCAGAAAAGATATGGTGTCGGTCCATTATTCGTCTACAATCAAACAACTGCGGCACAACTTAACGTGAATACCATACATCAGATACAGGGAGAGTCCAGCCGCACTGTGTACTTTGCGGTCGATGAGAGAGCAGTGCACACAGGATTAACGGATTCCATCGAACACGTCAGAGTCATGTTATCACGACACTCTGAAAAATTGGTTTTTATCGGGCAAAACGATCATTTACGCCGATACATTGATTACATCGGTTCCAACATCGACATCAACCTACAACGTTATGGGCTACACCTTCATGATGCCATAATACCGAGAGACATACTGAACATGAACGCAGGAACTAGGCCGACCAAAATACCAACAAAACAAGTTGATAAGAGTGCCACATTCC